CTCTTCGTGTCTTTCTTTTCTACTATTACCCTTTAATAAATCAGCGTAATCACATATAATCAAATCAGGAGATTTACCTTGCAACTTCAATTTATCTAATGATGCTCTCATAGTATTCAATCCAGCAGATTTAGTAGGCCAATGTTTTACAACGATATCACCACTTAGTTTTTCTATTTGATTTCTTACCTCATCTAATTCAAATTTAAGTTTAGGTACTGGTATTCCAGTTAATACTGAATCGTATCTCTGCCCTACATAACCTTCATTAAGTTCTAATGTATAATGAACTACAGTTTTACCAGCTTTAGCAGCCGCCATACCAACATTCACTAATGCCCAAGATTTACCAATACCCGGTGGAGCTGCAAATATTATTAATTCACCTTTACCGAAACCACCATCTACTAATTCATCGATAACAGGCCAACCACAAGGAATAACATCTCTAACAGTAGATTCGTATCTTTCAATAATGTTTTCTTTATATTCGTGTCCAATATCAGTATCTTGTCCTGCTTTCATAGCATTATCAATCTTCGATTTGATTACATCGAATTTACCATCACTTAATAAATCTACGGATTCTAAGATAGCATTTTTGAAAGTTTGATTTTTACAGAACTCTAAAGATTGTTCTTTAACGTACTCTAAATCATCTGATTCTAAGCCATGCCAAACTTGTTTTAGGTTATCTACTATAGATTGTTTTAGAACATCTCTCTCAACCTTATCTACTTCGTTTTTAAACACATCTAATGTAGGTAGTTGTGAAAAGTTATCAAAGTGAGATAATGTTTTCGTTACTATCCATTCATTAGCATCTGAATCAAACATCTCAGGTTTAAGGATATCATACATTTGTTGTAAGAATATCCTATCTGATAATAGAGATGAAAGTATCTTTATCTGAAATGACGTACCAAATTTGTTTCCGAATTTATCCATATTGTACCAATATACGAATTATTATTGTAACTACCAAATTATTTTCTGGTTTGTTTGGAATATTTATCCAAATCACCCCAAGTATTTACCAACCACGTTTCTACATTCTTAAACGCTGTGTAAAGTTTATCAACCATAAACTCTTTTTTGAATCCAAAAGAATTTAATCCGTTGATTGGTGAATCAATGATATTTCGTACATTTGATGTAATCGCTGAACCCATTATTGGTTCTGATAACTGCATTAAATCGTAATTTAATTTCAAAGTATCGGTATGTTCCAATATTTTGTTTTTCAGTTTCTCATCATCCAATTGAGATATCCTTTCGAATAAGGTATCTAATGTTAATCCATCCGATTGAAGGAAATCTAATTTGTTTATTAGTGTTTTTGGTCCGATACCCCTTACGCCAGGAATATTATCGGATTTATCACCATCAAAAATTCTATAATATACTAAGTTTTTTGATGGAACTCCATATAACTCTTTTACATCCTCTTTGTGCATAAGTTTCTTTTTAGTTGGTAGATATACTGATATTCTATCATCTACCAATTGTAAGAAATCCTTATCAGAGGAAATTATCATAACTTCTTTTTTAAATATATGTCTGGCAGCGTATGCCATAATATCATCTGCTTCAATGTAATCAATGTAACACAAATCAACAGGTAAGAACTCTAAATATTTGATTAACGTATTAAAGTTACGTTTCATAGATTCTGCTTGGTCTTCTAAATCTTCGTACCCAACCAATCTATTAACTTTAGTTAATCCTGTTCTACCTTCTTTGTATCCCTTATACATTTTCTTTCTACGTGTCGAACCACCCTTACCATCAAAAACCACCAAAACTCTAGTTGGTTTGTTCTTACGGATAAGAGCGCCGAGGGATAACAGACAACCTGTTACCCCACCGACGTGTTCTCCATCATCATTCAGAGTTGGAACTGCCCCAAAGCATCTGATGAAAAGATTTAATCCATCTACAATCATAACTTTATCATTAACATTCCGTTTGGGTGTTTCTGATAATTTATTAAACATTTCTTTGTAATTAGATTTCGTGTCCTTCATCTAGCTTTGTTGTATCTGTGTTTGCAGCTTCAGATGCCTCTTTGTATCCTAAGATATATGCATCACAGATTTGTTTATACATTTGTTCCTTTACCTCTGGTCTTTCTTCTAAGATTTTAGTGAAGTTCTTAGCTTGGAATTTAATCTCTTCTCCAGTTGATTCATCAACCCAAGTATACCAAGCTCCACTTATCTGTATCAACTTATATGTTTTCATAGTGTTCAACCACGAACCATATCTATCAATACCTCTATCAAAGTAGATTTCAAAATCAACTGCTCTTAGTGGTGGTCCCATTCTGTTCTTAATGACTTGAACTCTAGTCTTAATACCAACAGTTTGTTCAACACCCCCAACTTTAGAATTGAGTTTACCCATTTGTTTCATTCTCAATCTACAACTAGCGTGAAAACCTAATGCTTTCCCACCTGATGTAGTATAAGGGTCACCAAAGGATACTCCCATTCTAACTCTAAGTTGATTTGTGAATACAACCAATATTCTCTCTCTACCAATAAGATTTGTAATCTTTCTCATTGCTTTTGAGATAATGATTGCTTTTTGAGTAGCATAACCAGCTTGGTCATAATCAGCTGCTAATTCTACTTTAGTTGTTGCTGCCGCTACAGAGTCAACTACTATTGTTACCAATCTATTATTATCGGATTTTCTAATTGATTCGATAATTGAATCCATAGCATCAAAGATATCTTCTACTGCTTCTAAAGGTACATAAAGTAACTTTTGAGTATCAACACCTAATGCTTCTAAGAATTCTTGATTGATTGCGTTCTCTGTATCAATATACACTGCCAAACCACCCTTCTTCTGAGTATTTGCTAATGTATGTGCTGATAACAGAGATTTACCACTCGCTTCTAGCCCCGTAACCTCAACAATTCTTCCAACAGGAAATCCACCATTTGGTCGATTCGATATAGCTAAATCTAACATATCATCTCCTGTAGACACCCACTCAGTTAAGTCGGTGGGTGTCTGTTCGGAGCCATCAAGGAAGTAAGCTACTTTCGATTGTCCTTTGAACTTTTTGTTCAGGTTATCTGCTAAAATCGATGATAATTCATCTCGATTTGTTTTAGCCATAGTAACTTAGTTTTTAATTATTGAATAAATCTTCAAATGCGTCTTTTACATCTGTATTAGTTGAATTACCTACAGCAGCCGGTGCTGGTGTTGGTTGAGTAGTGTTTTGAGTAGGTTGAGCTTCCTCTTCCTTATTATCTTCACCAACTGAACCAGTTTCCATCCAAGTTTCCAATAATCCCTTCATATCATCATATGTATATTTCTTAAACATATTAGGAAGTTCAATTTGGTCTTTTACCAATTCTAAAACACTTTTATCTTCAGTAATTGGAGTTTGGTTCGGTTTAACTCTGATATAAGTTTCAGGATAGTTTTTCCCTAACTCTTTAGCAGTTTTAAACTCAACAGTGATATCTCTACCATTTGTTGGGTCTGTTAAATCACCATAATCTGGGTCTGCAAAGAAAGCAAGTAGTTCTTGATACACAGTTTTACCAAATCCCCAAAATTTGATTCCTTCAGATTCCTCACCTCTTACTAATACAGGAACATAAGTTCTCATTTTAGGAGTAAGTTGTTTTGAAAGATTCCAATCGTTTCTATCACCAGTCGATTTCAATTGGTCAGCGAACTCCACTAATGGGTCTGCCTCACCATGTGTTTGAGGTGAAAGAATATTCTTACCACCAAAGTTGTAGTGGAAAAATAGTTCGATAAATGGATTTGATGGATTGTGAACGTAAGGAACGATTCTTACTTGTTGTTTACCAGGTTTTGGTTTCCACAAATTGTCAGTTTTTGTAGTTTTCGTCTGTAAACTGTCCAGACGGTTTCGGATTGCATTTAAGTCAATTGCCATAATTTACCTTTTTTTAGTTATTATTAATTATTATTTAAACAAATATACGAAAGTTTTTTCAAACTTCCAAATTATATTTCACTTTTTATTTCAACACCACTATTTAAGCCCATGTGTTGATATGGTACTAATATACAAAAAATATTTTAAACTACCAAATTTATTTACAACAATTACATTGGTTGTTCGAACCACAAGATGAGCTACACTCTTCTTTTGATTCACAAATACATTCTGTACAATTACATTCTTTCATTATATAACTGATGATTGTCCATCACCACTTTTAACAATAAGAGGATATAGAGTTCCTCTTACACCAGCATCAACATTTACTTCTTGTCTCCAATGGTTCTCTACTCTTTTAAGAGATGCTTTAGATGGTCTCTTTATAGCTGCATCTATTAGAGTTAACCATTCTTTAAAAACCTTCTTTGTATTATCTAATGTTTTTTCCATTTCTTTCTTTGAAGAGTATCTCCAATAATGCCTATGGGTTTCTTTTGGTACATCACCAATATCTGAATGAAGTTTGTATTTGTGGTTTATAGCCATCTTAACTCCATTTTTAAGAACAGGTAATGCGTTTTGTGCATCCATACCATATCTACTAATATCTATTAAAGGTGCATTTTGTTGAATGGCTTGCATTATTTTCTTACCTTTTTTATCCTGTACTTTTAGATACTTCGTACCTTCATTGAGTTCAGCTTTAGCTCTAGCTATTTGCTCAACCATCAATTTTCTATTTTGTTCTATATTTCCCATAATAACCCTTTATTACTATAAATATTAAAATTTTTTAATTAACATCAACTATTCTGAATAATTTTGTGCCCATAATTTTGTATCCTTCACCATCGGTTAGGATTACTGAGTTACGATAATCATTCCAATTGACTTGATATGTTTTATCCTGAACACCACCATTTAAATCACTAATCAATCGGTTTAGAGCGTTGATTGTGTAGATAGTATTTGATTCTTTCTTTCTGTGTACCATAATGGTATTAGGTAAAAATTTATATTCTCTGTTTGGTACGATATTGTAACTAATCACCAATTCTTTAGATGGTTCTAATTTCAGTATGAATATCTTTCTACTGAATAGTTCATATCCATCAAAAATCTTAGTTAACAATTCTTCAAACGAAGATTCTGTTGTAAAAGTACATAATAGTTGCGTTCTCACTCATTCTCTCCGTATTTACTTAGCTGCCTTACCTTGTAGACAATTTCTCATACCTTTACCAAACCCAGATGCAACTTTTTGTGATGTACCTGCGGTTCTCCAAGTATCTTCAAATAACTCAACTTCTTTTCCGTTATCTGTAATTGTAATTCTATCCCCACCTGGTGTAACTCTACATCTTTTTCTTAGGTGTTCTTTTAATGCTTTTCTACCTTCTGATGTAGATGAATCTCCTTTAAATCCACTACGTTCTGCAACACAATTTCTAATCATAGATGGTTTTACACCATTGATACCCATCTGAAGTAACATACCATCATCAGAACCCATATCTATATATGTATCAATATGACAGGCATCTAATACACCACCAATATAACCTTGTTGGTGAGGTCCGTTATCAGCATCAGGTTTATCCTCTGAATAACCATCCGGTCTATCTGCTTCAACTAAATCATTTACTACTGATGTGTGAGATGCTTTCACAACATTCTTTTCAGTATCTTTTATATTTTTAGCTGATTTGATACTTTCATTATCAAAGTTTAAATTTGGATTTTCTCTTTTAAATTTACCATTACCAGCAAATTCACCTACTTTTATTGAAATTTTACCATATGGTTCATAAGATGGGCTTTTTCCAGCTGAAACTAATTCTTTGGAATGGCTATTCATTTCTTCTAAAAGTTCTTTTGTATTCATCTTATCAGGATTCATACCTTTAGCTTTTACATAATCTCTGAACTTACCATTATCTCTTAACTTTTGTAAATATGGTTTCATTTCCTTAGTATCACAAATAGCAACATAATCATCATTAATTTCAATATCACTTGCAGCTTTAACTGTATTTTCTTTTACCTCTGATACTGCTTGTACACTTTTCTCTAATGATTTTGTTACACCTTCTGCAACTTCTTTACCATATTGTTTTTCTAACTCTTTAAATCGTTTTTTTGGTGTAGTATTGTTTTGAGGGTCTCTAATCTGGTCATCCTTTTTGTTTGAGATACCCATATATGTAGTTCTACCATTTTCATCTTTACCAACTACATATGTATCGTGATACCCTTTAAACTTTTTAAAGTTCTTTAGTTGGGTTTCAGCATGTTTCTTATCTTCAGCAGATTTTGAATTTTTAACAGAATCTTCTAAGTGTGCTTCAACGGCCTGGTCTACTTCTGCAGTTGATTGTATAGTTCTATTTGGTTTTGAAGTATCTATAGGTGATTCTTTTATTGCTTGTTTTGTGGATTGTGCTCCATCGTAAGCAGCGTTCATCCATTCTTTATAAGGTTCATCTTTACCATTGAATCCTTTTTTACCTTTTTTATAGAATACTGAATTCTTATCAGATTTAACCTTTTCTAACTGTTGTTGACCCCAAACCTCACGTTTTGCAAGGTAATTATTAAACTCATCACTTTTTGGGTCTAATCCTAATGCCCTAGCGGTTCTAAACTCATCTGCGGTTTTCTTTCTATCAAACTCTTTTTGTTTTTCAGCTACCGCCTCTTTGTTGGTTTCATTCCATTTATCGAAGTCGGTGTTTGTAGCATCACAATATTTTGATTCACCTTCACTTGCTATAGCACCACCTGCTCCAGCTATACCCTTTTCCCTATTTGATTGAACACCCTTTTGATATTCATCTAAAACATCTAAATTACCATTGTTTAAATCATTAAGAATTTCTTTACGAGTAGGCCCATTTGGATTATCCAAATGTGTTTTATCTTTTTCATCAAATCCAGCTCTATCATTGGATGTATTAGGTTCATCATCTGATTTATCATCCGATTTATCTTTATCCTTTTCTTTGGCATCTTGAGCCTTTTGAGATTTAGGATGATCTTGGATATATTGTTGTTGTTGTGAAGCTGTCATATCACTCCACCAATTTTCTTCTAACTTTTCTTTTTCTTTAGCAGTGAGAGAGCCTTTTGAGATATCTTTGACACTTTTCTCTTTATCATCCCCACTATCAGGTCTTTTTTTATCTGTTGAAGTTTCTTCTTCATCTTTTTCTTCCTCTTCTTCTATTGGTTCATCGTATTCTATTGCACCATCCTCATCATCTTCACCATCGTGATGTAAGTGAGCAGATACAGCGGTATCATTTGAACCAACCTGCATACCTGATTCTCTATTTCCACCTAAATGAAAATTAGTAGGAGTTTTAACTGCTGATTCAATAATGTATTCGATTACTTCTGAATCGAAATCGTATTCTTCTTTTAATATTTTTCGTAAACCATTTAATGATTCTTCAGATAAAGGATTTTGTAGTTTTGTTCCTACCTCTACCCACCATAACCTAGCTACTTCGTTAAGAAATTCGTTCATATTTTATCCATTGTTTCTATATCGATAGGATTCATCTTAGAATAACTATCTCCGAGTTCTACTTTTGTAGGGAATCCATTCCCTTCTATAAGTATCTTTAAATTCTGTAAACTATCAAATTCATCTGAATGTATATCCAATAAATATGAATCATAAGTATATAAAACCATTTTTGAGCGTTTATCTTTCAAAAACCCCATAACCTTACTCAAAATCTTCATATTTAGTTCCGTTTCAGATGCCTGTAACATATAATTGAATAATTTGTTAGCATTCATATCTTTTAGGTTAGATTTTGATAGTTTTCTACCTAATGGAGTAGTTACATAACCCCTACGATTAAATTCCATCCACATTTTATCGATTTTGTGTGAAACTTTTGAGAATAAGGGAATATGTAGATATTCCTCTTGCACCCCACCATATAATTGGCGGAATGTTATTCCTTTTGAATCACCATAAGAAACCCCATACATATCTGCTAAGGTTTGGTGTCCACTCACATCCAATGGAATCGGTTCACCTACCATCTTACCAATAATACGTGGGTGATAAGCATCGTAATCGAATTGTACCAATTTACCCCCATCGAACCTACTAATAAATCTATCCCTACTACCATCATCTTTATTAAGTGCAGCATAATTTACCCCACCCCAATTGTTTGATGGACGGGATGTTGTTGTGAACGGATGATATTGAGTCCACTCTAACCCATTTGTAGTATGTATTCCATTTTGTTCTACTAAACTTAGCGGCTTAATATAGAAATTTTCAAATTTCTTCACACAATTCGAATCCCAACCCAAATCGTAATAAGATAGGAACTCATTTCTAACATCTCTTATCATTTCTATCTGTTTAGATATTGGAATGAGATTATTTACACCTTTTAGAGTACTGAACCTTCGATGATAAAATGTATGTGTTGGTGTTGGGATAGATTTGAGTTGGGAATTCGATTGTAAATACTTTATTAATCCTGCATCAACTGAGTTATCTAGCTGAAGAATGTTTAGGAATGATTTGTTATCGTAAACATAGGATTCGTTGAATTTAAAGGTGAATTTATCTAATGTGGTTGTATGGTTATCGATATTCTTTAAGTTGATTAGAACCTCTCTATCACCTTCTATATCGTATATATACAACAAAGATAACCCATCATTATGTGGGTGTACCGATATGCTCTCCCATATAGGGTGAACATATACCTTATCCATTGAGATATTTCCTTCTTTAAGAAATTCAATCATATATCAAATATACAAAACTTTTTTGTAATTACCAAATTAACTACAAAATAATTTAGTAGGAACTTCGATTCCTTTTTGTTTTTTGATTTGATAGAAAACGTTGAAGAATGCTTTGTAAACTTTACCAGCATGCTCTAAGTAATCTGAATTTGGGGTTTTCCACATCATTTCACCACCATTCATTCGGTGTTTATTAACAACTTTGATTTCCCAACCTCTAAGGATGTAATCAACAATCTTTTTTTGAGCCGGAGTGAACTTTACACCCTCAATACTCTTTTCAAACTCTTTAATTTTATTCATTTTTTATTTTTTAACTTTGATTAAACTCTCACTCATTAACAGTACTAATATACGAATACTTTTTGGATTATCCAAATTTTTAATGTTAAGAAATTGTTAAATTTTTATGAATATTCGTTAAAAACTCTATGTTCTTCTAAATCAATGAGAAAATCTACTATATCTGGGAATCTTTCTGCTAATAATGTTAAAGTTCTTAGATTTGTATCTATAACACCAGATTCTGTTGTGATACCACTTTTAGTGTTTACCAAATCATGTGATGGTCCTGATATTTTCCATCTTATCTTAAACTTCTCCCATAAGTACTTATCTAAACCACCATCTTTACCAACATCAGAATATCCTTTTTTATCTATCTCAATTATGATATCATCATTAACTTTATGAGCGAAGTATCTTTCCATATACCCTCTCTTAATATCTTTATCGGTAGGTGTTGCTCTAAAATCATTTGGTATTTTTGATTTTTTAAAATCTACTTTTTTTATTGAATCATATTCAAAGTTTTTAGCAACATCCAATACAATACCACCCGAAAATGTATTTGATTCAGTTTGTTCACTAATTGATGGTACATATGGTATTAGCTTACGGGATTTATCTTTTATGAAATTTGCTTCTGAGAATACTTCATCGGTAGTGTATCTATGGTACTGTCCTATGTACTCTGTACCATCTATAAACATCCACTCTTCACCTTCAGTAACTAAACCTGTTTTGATTTGAGCTTTTGTATAATATATTCTTTTTCTTTTAAATTCAGACATCACTAACCTTATTTCATCATTGTCATTACAGTTTTCAAATTAGTAGTCCAACCACCATTACCATCAAATGAATGTTCTACTGCAGTTACTAAGAATTTAACATTTTTTCTAAATCTAGCTGGCAATCTATCCGCAGTAACAGGTGCTAAAAAGTTAATACCCTCAACACCATCTAATGTTACTCCTAATTTTAACTGAAATGGTAATATAACTGATGGTGAATCTACGGGTTCACCAGCAACAAGCTTTCGTAGTGTAGCCGCTATACCATTTGCCTTTGCATCATCTACCCCATCTTTACCAATACTCCGCTTTGAAGGATTTTTCTTAGCTTTTGCATCATCTGTAGCTTCTTGTGTTTTTTCGTCTACAGGTATATTAGGAATATTAGGATATACTGTTTTTAGTGCTTCTAAATTAATGTTTCCGTTTTTAACATTACCTACAGTCATAAACATCATTATATCCGCATCAAACTCTGTATCTATACTTATATCCTTAACCATAGAATTTTCTCCAATGGTAGTAAATATAAATGGTGCAGGTGTACTTTTTGCTTGGTCTTTTAATATTTCCGCTTTATTTTGAATTACATATACCCCAGTAGTATCTTCTGCGGCACCTTCCGGCTTTACATCTAATTGAACTAACCCACCTGTTACATTTGATATTCTATTTGATAAATCTTTTAAAATATCTACCACTTTTGGTGGTTGAAATTGGTCATTTACTGTACTACCTTTACCTTTTACAATACTTGTTATCTCATTAATTGAAATTAATATCTCACCTATTTCAGTAGGTTTACTACCAAGAACGGATTCATAATCGTTATCTTCACCATAATCAGCAAATACTCCTGGTAAAATATATTTACGTGGGTCTGCAGAACCATAGGTACTTTTAACTGGGCTTATTTTCTTATATCGTGCATCTGTACTTAACTTAAATGTTTCCTTATCAGAACCACCTGATAATTGGTTAGCTAAATATACAAAAGATTTTAAATTAGTAAATGGTGTTCTAATTGGGTCATCACCCATTAGTGGTATTACGGATTCGGATTCACCAACATTCATAATACCCGCCATAAAGAGGTCTACTTTACCACTCTTATCAGTTTTTTCTTCTATTTCACCATTATCTATTCCACTATCCGATGCATCTTCATCTGAATCTAATCCAAATGCAGTTTTATATTTCGCCATAAGTGCCATTGATATATCTGCTGGATTTGATTCCTCTTCCCCTAATGCCTTTTCCTCACCATCACCTAATTTAATTAGACCACCCATTCGAGTAGCTCCACCAAATGCATCACCTATTAAACCTTTGATATTACAACTATACGAACCATCAGCTGCCATTGAAAATCCAAAATTGTAAACTGACATTGTAGCATCACCCGTTTCAGCTGCGTTTATTGGGTCTAACCACCCATAATAAATTTTAACTTCAGCACCTAATCGAAAAAAGTTTTCTTCTATATTTTCTAATTGAGATAGTGAGTAACAAACAAATTGTATTTCAACTTCTTTTAGATATGAATTGTATATATCACCACCACCATCTTGATTTATGGTAGCCGATGTGATTTGAGGTTTTAATCTTCTTACACCAGAATCATCTTCGTATAAATCTAAATGACCCCCAGATGGTGCTAATCCAATTGTTATAGCACTTTTAGAGTATGTATCAAATAATGATGTGGTATCATCAAGATCTCCTTTTTTACCTGATTTCTCAGATTTTAAATAGAAATATGCATATCTACGATAATTAAAATCTATTGCCCCATCGCTATCACGTCTATATTGAGTACCTACTTTTTTACCTTGAATGTAAGCACTTCTTGTTTTTAAACAAGATTCAACTGTTCCACTAAATGATGGTGTTAAATTAAAACTATTAGCCATAACTTACTTTTTTTATTCGTTTAAACTATTATACTCATCTATAATACTTAAATGCTCCGATGGGATTCTTATTTGTGCTCCAATTGGAACTGATAAATCACCTTTACCTAAATAATTAGCTCTTGCTAAAATCCACCACAATCGTGCATCCCCATAATACTTAAAAGCAAGATTATCTAATCTATCTCCCTGCATACCAATAATATACTTATCATCTACTGTTTTTTCCATTTTAGGGTATCTGATAGTTTTTTTGTATCTTTTACCTTCTTCGGTTTTTACTATTTTTATGTTTTCGTATCTGTTTTGCATATTAAGTTCTCCACTTTAAATCATAAGCATGTCCTAAGTATTGAGGTCTATTCTTATCTAATACCTTAAACCCTATCGCAACATCAACTCCCATAGGCATTACACCTAAATCTGAATTATCTAAATTAGCATCCCAAGGTGCATCATCAGAAAATGTGTACGTTAATGAATCTATAAATGATATCTTATCTACATACAAATCACCTAATGTAAATTTAGTTAACATCCCTTGATATCCTTTTGAACCTTGATATTCAGGCATTGTAAATGTTGAAAGTGCTTCTAATTTTTCGTATATAGGTTTCATTTCATATCGAGAAGTTGCCCACATTTGGAAATTAAATGTTACACTTCTTTCAAACGTATTATATTTGTATCCTTGGTCTGCTCTACCACTAAATTTTACAGAATCCCAAGATGGTGAGAATGTTTCTGTTAATCCTGTTACAGTTCCTCTAAATTGATAAAATTTACCATCATCTTTTCCAAATGGTTGGATATAGAATCGAACTAAATCATCTTTTAAATTTGATTTTGAATCTTGTGGTGCTAATGCATTTATAACATCCCATCTCTTTTCTCCTACATTTTTAGAGAAATTTTCTGAACCTTTATTTAGCTCAGGATATTTTTTTCTATCCGAAATTGTTCCAGCAGCTGGGTTCTGTCCCCCATGCATTTTTTTCTGTAAACTATTTTGGGAATAATCAGCATCATCAGCTATCTCCTTTTGTACACCAGTTAATAAACTTCTAAAATCGTTGATTTGAGTATCACCAGCCACTCTATCAGGTCGTGCACCATATGCCATTGTTTCATAATGTTTAATAACATCTGATGTATCTAATTTATGTAAAGGATGTGGGCTATCATTTGTTTTAATTGATATATCATCAAACTTTTTAACTTTAGCATCATCATATTTAGTGTAATTACCATCTTTTAATTTTTTACCTAACCCAAAGTTTTCAGCTTCATCAGCATCTAATGGTATATCATCACCATATGTGTTAAATGCATCACCACCAGCAGGCCCCGCTTCAAATGGACTACCAACTGGGGTGTACCATTGATAATGATTACTACGAGAAGAAGCTTCTTTTTGTGAAGCGTTATTAAATGTATTATCACCTCTGGTAGTAAAACCAGGACCCATAATGTTGATACCATATAGTGAGTTGAACCCACCTTTAGCATCAGTCTGAGTTACAAATGGAGTTCCAACTAATGTGGTTGGTAAAAATAAATCAGTTTTATACATTGTCTCTAATTTATCTTTTACGATATTTAGAGTATTATCTTGATATTGGAATGTATCATCTACTAATGGTATTAGACCAGGTCGTTGTGCTTTTAATCCAACATGCTGTCCACCAATAGCCGCTAACATACCAGCAGGTGTCCATACTTTTCCAAATTTTTGAGAACGTTGCATTCCAAATTGTTTTGCTCCCCAAAGAATACCCGGAATAGATGCAAACCACTTTCCAATTCGTATAACATCAGTTAATGCTCTAGCGGTTGATGTAACAATACCACCCCTCATAGCACCTTCATCGTAGTTAAATCCTAATAAGCCCCAATTTTGTGGTTCACCTTTTGATACTTTCTTTCGTTGGATACCTCTAAGAATAAGTGGATGTCTAAATAACCCCAACCCTGCATTGAATGCATCTTCTCTAAGATTAAATTTACTATACATCTCATCTAAGAAAGATGGGGATTTTCTTTGTGCATGTCCTTTACCCAATCCAAATCCTTCTTGACCTGAATTTAATCTACCTGCTGTATCGAATCCTTGCTCATATGTTTTTCCTAAAGTAAATTTACTTTTATCAATATTTGAATACAATGAGTTTGCACTATCAAATATAGTATTATCAGGATTTACACCAACAAACTTACTAGCCTCAACTCCACCAAACCTAGAATTAAATCCAGTTGCATGTATATCTGTAAGATTATTTACTTCTTTAAAATCTTTACCTTCGTTTTCTAGCTTTCCACTAAATGTGAAATCAGATGGTGATGTTTCACCTTTTGGTTTATCACCCTGAGTTACTTTTGATGGTGTTGTTTCACCTAAGAACTGAGTTGATGGTGCTGCTGATGTTGGTGTTGTTTCACCTAATTCTTTTTCTCCGTTTGGAATGTTCATTTTATTAGGTGTTGTTTCACCCAAAAATTTTGATTCTAATTCTTTTTTATTAGGTGTTGTTTCGCCCAAAAAGTTTGATTCTAATTCTTTTTGAATCGGAGTTGTTTCCCCTAAGAACTGAGATTGATTGTTCATCTCATTTGGAGTAGTTTCACCTAAGAAATTGCTTTGGTTATTCATTTCAGTAGGAGTAGTCTCACCCAAAAACTTAGAACTTCTATCTGATTCTACAGGAGTAGTTTCACCTAAGAACTTAGAACTTCTATCTGATTCATTTGGAGTTGTTTCACCTAAGAACCTTTCACCCGTTTGAGGATTCATTTCAGTAGGTGTTGTTTCACCTAAGAACTGAGATTGATTGTTCATCTCATTTGGAGTAGTTTC